TCTTAAGCTTTTCACATCCATACAATGTAATTTTAATGTGACAGAAGGTGAAATAAGTTCTAGATCATCAAAATCTTTGGTGGAAAGCTTACAATTGCTATATGGAATATCTAAATTAAAAAAATTATTAATTGCGTAATCAATACTTTTATATAGTTCTTTACATTTTGATACTTTTCGTTCCTGAGAAGCAACTGATTTTTGAAGTTTAGAATTTTTTTCTTCTAGTTCGGAAATTTCTTGCCTCAAATTGAAAATAATTGTGTTATTTGATGCAATATCCGAATTTGTTTTTTCTAAAGAGGTAGAAGCTTCATGTTCTAGTTCCTCAATTTTTTGTTTGGTTTCGTAGTATTCATTTACTCCTAGAGAATTTATTTTAGCTTGTAGAGTTGCATTATCAGATTTTAAACGCTCATTTTCCTCTTTTATTTGAGAAATTCGAAAGATATCAAGTAATCCCATAAAAACCTCCTAAATAATAATTTTTGTTATATCAATTCCATAATAGCAATGTTTGGCTCAAAAAATATGACGTAATTATCAATTTGAGTACAACGTCCATATTTACTTCTGTAGTAAGTTAGGGCATCATTTAAAAACTCATCGGTAATACCGAGGTATTCTGATACTTCATGTGCACTTTGACAGTGATTTTTATATGCATTTATAAGACCGGTGAGACCAATTTGGTTATTATAAGCCCAAATTCTTCCATACAATTCTTGTTTACGATTTTCGACAGATGACTGGTCAAGAATATTGCCCACAGCAGTGTAGTGGTGTCCAAGTTCTTCTGCCAGAATACAGGCACGCTCAGTATCGGAAGTAGTAGTGTTACCTATAGCAATAACACTGTCACAATATAAGCCTTTTAATTGAGTGCCAGTGAAATCGTAATTTTCAATGACTGTAATATTTTTCTTATTTGCTTCATCTAATAGTTGCTCGTATTTTGTCAAATTAAATCACTCCATTTACAATCCAAGTTCTTTCATAGCATCTTCTGATGAAATGAATTCTTTACAGTCGGGGTTGTTTTTAGCATCGTGCAGCATTTTTAAATCCCATTCGTCTGGAACTACGGTTTCAATATCGTCCCATGTACGTTTTGGAAAGTTAGTCATTATCAATTCCCATACTGTTTCAGCATCTGCATCACTCATAACAGAAACAGCACCTAAAATACGTTCTTTAATAGCTGTCATAATAGTCCTCCTTATTTTTTATAAACCTGACCGCGATTTTCGATTTTTTCTATACTAAGAATATCGCCATTTTTATCAAATAGTACTCTGAAGTCACCAACTCGTAAACGATATCCTTCGGTTCCCTGCAATTTTTTTACATCGCCGGAAGGGAGATTGTTAATAGCTGTAACAATACGCTTTCGTGTAGGAACATCTTGTTTCTTTAAAAATTTAATTGCCTGTTTTGAATATTGTATCACTTAATAACCCTCCTATCTAAAATGGATTATTTTCTGCTTGCTTTTACAAAAGCGGCGAATTCTTTGATTTTATCCAGCTCGGCTTCTGTGTACTCGTCACCACCGAAGTGGGCGGCAATGGTCATTGGCTCTTCATTTACTTCATCAGAAAATAAGTAAGATGTGGTTGTATTTAAGGCTTTTGCAAAGGCAGATATTTTACTTTGTGGTAAATCAACCTTTCCAGCTTCTACTTTTGCAATAGCAGTTTTGTCCTTATATCCTACAAGCGCGGCAAGCTCTGATTGAGATAATTTTTTGTCTTCGCGCAAACTTTTTATTTTTAATCCCATGCTTTCTTGCGTTGTCATATTGCTCACCAACCTTTCTAATATGGATAATAACATAGGAATGAATTTTATTCAACATTTTTGTGAAAAATAGTTGACAGGTATTCAACTATGGGGTATTATAATGACAGGTTGAACTATATTCAACTTGGGAGGAGGTAAAAATGACAGATAGCAAAAAGTTGAGTGATGAAATTGCTGACTCTGGAATAACTATTACCGCAATAGCAAAAAAACTCGGTATTACCAGAGAAGGATTCTATAAAAAACTCAATAACGAAACAGAATTTAAAGCATCAGAAATATCGGCATTGCAGAAAATCTTACGGCTAACAAATAAGAAGCGTGATGAAATTTTTTTTGCACAAGAAGTTGATTGAAAATCAACTTAAGAAATATGTAGTGAGAGGAGATGAGGAAATATGATGGAGAAAGCAGATTTATTAAAGACAGAAAAATTCGCAAAAAACATGGTTTTGGCTGCGACAGAAGAAGGATTAACAATAAAAGAAATTTGCTATGCAGCAGATATGGCGAAAGAAATATCAGAAAATTCAATAGTTGAAAAAGGAAGTATTGAAAGAACTGATTTCCTTTCTAACCATACTGTGGATTGAAAAATTATTTGGCTGAATTTTTCGTTTCTTTTTTGATGTCAGCCGTAGCTTTTTGGGCAAGAACATTAATTGAACAGAAACCTTTCCAATATAATGCGCAGCTATCCATGCAAGGAATAAACTTGTCGTCAGCTATGGATTTACTTAATACAGCAGGATTAGTGCTCATAAAAGGACAAAATTTTGTCATAATTGAAAATCTCCTTTCTTAAATACTGGGACACAGCAACGTCCTGTAAGGAGATTGTAACATAAGAATTGAGTAGAAAGGATAAGAAAATGGGATACGGATATGCACCAAATTGTAATCACTTCACAGGCAAGAAAAAAAGTAAAAGAAAACATTTAAAAACTTATAAACCAAAGCGAAAGCATGTCAACAAGTACGAGAGGAGATGAGTAAAGATGAACAAATTAGTAGAAATTCTTACTGGAATACCACAAGAGATAAAAACACTGGAAGTAGACACTGAAAAGAAGATTTTCAAGTTGAATGGTATCGATTTTGGAAAAGGATGTGAAGAATTTGTGATCAGTTGTACTGGTGGAGAAGGATTTAAGATTCGCATGGAACTTTCAAAACGTATTATCTATGCCAATTACGGAACAGACAATACGTTAGAAAGCGAACCAGAAGTAATAGAAAAAACTACGGAATAAACTGGGAGATAAATTGAGCCAGCTCTTTAACGTTGTTTTTGAATCTGTTTTCCATGTATTCAATGGCATCTGATGTTAATTCAAAAGATCCAGTAACCCAAACTTTTAAGCAATGCAAATGTTGTAATTCTGAGCATGTGGAATAAAAGTCATCTTCATGCCACGAAGAGAGAGAAGCAGTCTCATGAATATAGTCTTCAGAAAAACAACGAGATTCAGTTTTTGACTGTCCTGATTTTACTCTTTCCAAGTAATCATGGTAGCAGATACAGAGTAATGCTTCGGCATCTTTGGTCATAATGGCTGTCTCCTTTCATAATACTTGGACACGGCAATGTCCTGTAAGGAGATTGTAACACCAAAATAATTCAATAGAAAGAGTGTCACGGACAACGTTTAAAGCATTAGATAAGAACAGGAGGTGCAGTGTATGGAATATAAGAGAGTAATTCAGGAATTTCCAAATGGTACAAATATCAACCTTATTCCAATCCTAACACCGGAAGAGGAAGAAAAGCGGCATCAGCGGTTGAATGATGCAGCCGTAAGGCTTCTGCTTGCCCAGGAAAAAAAGGATAAGGAAAAACAGATGAAAGTTGCCACGTAGGAAGTGGCGGAAGGACAAGCTATGAGAGTGATCATTGAAAATTATTCGAGAGTTCCATTGCCTGTAGCAGTATTAATGGTTTTCTTAAAGCTGAATGGAAATTCAGATAAGGAAAAAGAGAGACATGTGGTAATCGAAAAGCAGGAAAAAATCGATGGAACGATCTTTACAGTGAGGGATGAATGATGAAAAAGAAAATTTTAGAAGGAGCAGGAATGTTTTTCTTGGCAATTGGCAGTTGCGAACAACTTATTATGTTTGCTCTGATAGGATTTTATCTGCTTTATAGAGCGGCGAAAGGAGAAGATTATGAAGATTGCAGCGAAGACGGAGATTAGTCCTCATGAGGAAGCACTGATCCAGGATTTTATAAAGCAAATGAGGCAGGAACATCCAAATTTGGAATTGTCTATGAATGACATTTATGATTCGGCACTTCGTACCGGAATAGACGCTGTGTTAGAGCAGATCCGTATAGACCGCAGACAGAAAATAATGGAGGACTGGATACATGGAACAAAAAGCTACACAAGAAAAAATGATAGCGGAATATAGAACATGGTTCAAGATTTACCACAAATTTTTAAAGCAGATAAAAGTTGATGAATCAATAAAGGCAGAATATGCAGAGGAATACCGGCACGAATTAGAAGGAATGCTCACGCTGATGTCTGGCATGAAGGTGATCACAGAAGAGGAATACGAGACCATGTGTAAAGAAGTCAAGGAAGAATTTAACACAGAAAAGCTGTATGGATTCAGATACCGTATGAAAACGGAGGTGTTCTATGCTGACCGTGACTGAGGTTGTGGAAAAGATCTTCAAACAGCCGGATATTTTTGATAGCGAGATGGCAGCAGGCGAGTACTGTAGGGCAAAGTGGACTTACATAAACACAGTGTTTGTGGCCGGCTTCATCGAGATGGACAGGGAAGCACTGGACAGGCTCTTAGAGATGTTCAACGAGAAAAAAGTGAAGGAAGCATTCAGGAAAGCAGGTGGACCAGATGATACAGGATGCAGACCTAAAAAGTAAACTGATCCTGCAGGCTGACATATTCCAGCATCATTACAGAAAAAAGGAATATGTAGAAGCAAAGCTGACAAGGGAAAGGGCAGGGATAGTCGCAGTGTTCATACGGCTGCCGGAGAAAGAGCGCACAGAGCTTTTTGGAGACAGGCAGGGAGACGAACCGGTAGAAGGATTGTTTGATGAAGAGAAATGCATTAAGGCGGGATTTGAGAGCATTAAGAGAGGCTTTGACATGCAGAGGATGACATATGAGGATGTCATGGCATTGGTAAATAAAAAAAGGGGTTAAGAAACTAGCACTTTCTTAACCCTGTGAGTAAAAACGTTGGGAACGTATAACTCTATATTTATATTACCACAAAAAGCCTGAAAATGCAAGGAAAACGGGGATTTTTCATCTCCGTTTCAGCCTTGATAAAGATATTAAACTTAGGACACGGTGGGGATATGATAAAGAGGAAACAGCACAGGTTTAAAGGTGGAAAGATCATTGATGTGGAAGAATACCACGATGGGAGATATGGAGCACCGGGATGTAAGAGAGAGAAGAAAAAGAATCCGACCAAAGAGCAGATACAGAAGATCAATGCATGGAATAAGGCAAGACGATGTAAATGGAAGCTGTTGGAGTATTTTTCTCCCGGTGACTGTTTTGCAACATGGACATATGAGGTAAAGAACAGACCGCCGGATATGGCAGGAGCATTGAAAGATTTCCAGAAAGCAATGAGGAGCGTGAGAAAGGAATATAAGAAGCGCGGAAAGGAATTATTCTGGATCAGGAATATTGAAAGGGGAACAAAGGGAGCGTGGCATATCCATCTGATCGTGAATGAGATTGGAGAGACAGCGAGTATTTTACAGAGAGCCTGGACGAAGGGCGGCACATGGTCAATCGAGATCAGGAACAGTAAATACTATGATGAAGATTTTTCCAAAATATCCAGTTACATGACCAAGGATGAACATACAACAGATAAGAAATCGGATGGAAACCAGGCAAAACCACGTATCAGCGAATCAAATTATAACTCAAGCCGGAATATGCCGCTACCAGAGCCGAAGGTGGACAAGCTGGTACGGTGGAAATCAGAGCCGAAACCGAAAAAGGGCTATTACATATCACAGATCCATGAGGGAATCAATCCGGTAACAGGATATAAATACAGGAGGTACACGATGATCCGATTGAAAGAAGGTGACAGCGGATGAAGGAAGTGAGCATTTACATAGTGACCGGGATTAGGGGCAGATGGCAGCAGGACGGACATATAGGATATGCGCTGGAATATTACAAAGAAAACAGCAAGTACCCGGCGGTAATCAAGGAAGTTGTACCGGTGCAACAGCAAAATGAGAACCGTTCGACACTGGAAGCCCTGATCATGGCACTACACCGGATGCGGGAAAAATGTATACTGACCGTCTACACGGAATCCAAGTATCTCTACAACGGATATGAGGATGCAGAGTATGTAAAACGCTGGAAACAGAACGACTGGACGAGGTCGGACGGTCACGAGATAAAAAACCGGGATAAGTGGCAGGAACTGGACAGGCTCATGCAGGGAAATCTGGTCAGAATTTTGTTGAACCAAAGAAACGCTTATACCGAGAGTTTGTGGCAAGAGATCAAGATGAAGGAGAGATAAATTATGGCATTATTTGAAAGATTTGGAGAATTTGACTCTGTGGAAGAATTGAACATGACAGCAGAGGGATTAAAGGAAGAGGGAGACCTTGAAAGCCTTAAGGTGCTGGCAGAGGAGAATGGACTGGATGCAGCAGACGCAGAGGATTATGCAGACGGAATCGTGACGGAGCTGGCGAATAGTCTGTTGGCCGCACTTGGAAAACTGAAAGTGGAAGTGAAAGAACTGAAACCATGCGAGATCATGGAGGACTGGATCAGTTATATCGAAGTGTGCTGTTCAGAGCATGAAGACATGGCTCGTGCGGTCAGACTAAAGAGTAAGAGTCTGGAAGGCTGCATTGCAGCAATATTGAAATGGTCATTTGCGCATCAGTATCCGGTGCCGGACAAGGTAAAAAAAGCAGCAGGCGTTAATGCCGGAAAGGTAACACTCGGTATTCCGGGATCTGCGACAGCAAAGAAGATCATAAGAGAATATTATCTCGGAAAGTAGGCGATCTGATGAAAGTGACAGAAGAGGAAGAAATCAACAGACTGGTGGAAATGACACCGCCATTACCGGAAGATTTTAAATCATGGTGCGAAAAACAGATGAAAAGACCACTGATCTATTACCAGCGCAATGGAAAAGAAGCGGAGATCAAGTGTGCGGCATGCGGAAAGACGTTATATGCGAAGACAGCAGATATGCCGGAATATGGAACGCTGGAGATCGAGACACCGAGAAAAGAACATCCGGCGAGGTGCGTTTATTGTGGAAATCAGTCATTTTATGAGTGGATGTATGTAAAACGCAAAGAACTGGACGACAAACGGTTCTACCTCTACCAGCTCACAGAAGATAAAAAGTTGGTCATTCGGATTTTTGATTATAACAGGACAAGCAGCGTAGACCGGATAATGGATGACAGTCAGACAGAAGTAGCTCGTTTTTTTCTGGAGTACGGACAGGTGAAAAAACTGATCAGATTGTATACGTATAAAGGGGATGAATATGCGTGGTGTTTGAAGAAAACAGCAGGATATCCGTACATAAAAGTGATCGAAGGAAAGACTTTTCCGGGATGGGAGCAGACGGTAAAGGAATCGGCATTAAAATATTGTCCGCTGGATGAGCTGGTCAATGTGGTAAGAAGCCATTTCACACAGAATTATAAACCAAATGTGGCAGTGATTGATGCCTTGATGACATACGCAAATAATCCGGCAATTGAGATGTACGTGAAAATGCATATGGATAAACTTGTCAGCAGGCTTGTATGGAGAGAGAGCATTTATGGAGCTGTCAACAGAAAAAAACGGACGGTAAACGGACAGTTGAAACTTAAAAAGAAAGAGAACATCAACAGGCTGGTAAAGGAAAAGGGCGATCCGGAGCTTCTGGAGATCCTGCAGTACGAAGAAAAAATGGAATTTCAATGGAAACCGGAGTGGGAAGACCTGTTCAGAGGGAAGTGGGATAAGAATACTGAAAAAAGAATCACAAGAATGCTTAAGCACATGACCATGCAGCAGCTTGTAAACAGGACATGGAAGTATACAGGGGAGCTGACGGATTCAGCAAAAGGGAAGGGAGAATTTTGGCAGACATTTCTGGAATACAGCGATTACCTGAGAATGCGTGAAGAGCTTGGCTATGATATGACAAACGAGGTCTTTATCCATCCAAAAGATCTGGATGAAAAACATCAGGAAATGGTAAAGGAACATAACGCCAGAAAAGACGAGATGACCATTAAGAAAAAGAATAAGGAATTTGCGAATATCGCAAAACGTTATGAAAGCCTCTGTAAGAGATATCAGGCGGCAGCAGACGGTTATATCATCCGGCCGGCACGAGATGCAGGAGAGATCATCATGGAAGGAAGAATCTTACATCATTGTGTTGGTGGAGATAATTATTTATCAAGCCATGATAAAGGCAGGAGTACGATATTATTTCTCCGAAGCGAGAAAAAGCCTAAAAAACCATATATCACGATCGAGATTAGAGGGACACATATTGTGCAGTGGTATGGGGCACATGACAAAAAGCCGAACGAAGAGTTTTTTAAGAAATATCTGAAAGATTATGAAGATCAGTTGGAGCAGAGAGAAAAGAAAAATGACAGAGTGCTGGTGGCAGCAGGGTAAGGAGAGAAAGATTATGAACGAAGTGATCGAATACAGAAATTATGCAGAATACAAGCAGGAGCTTGACACAGAGTTAAAAAAGACCGCGGAGGGATTTGTCCGTATCGGATATCTGTTAAAAGTGGCGCGCGATACCAGAATTTTAGCGGAATCCGGCTATCAGAATGTCGTAGAATTTGCAAAGGCAGAATACGGGATCGATAAGACGCAGGTATCCAGATTCATGAACATCAATGATAAGTTCTCCGAGGGCGGATACGCACCGGAACTCAAAGCAGAATATCAGGGATTTGGATATGCCAAATTATCGATCATGCTGTCGCTGCCGGATGAAGTAAATGAGGTACTGACACCGGATCTGAGCAAGTCAGAGATCCAGCAGCTTAAAGAAGACGTGGACGAGGAGAAAAAGACCACGGATATTGAAGTCATGCTCGAAGAAAAGGACAGCGTGCAGCAGTCACTTGATACAAACCTTGAAAAGACCATGTATCAGCTTGGTAAAGATGCACCAGAAATATACAAAAAATTGTGGACTTCGGCTGTTAAGAATGGGGAGACAGGAAAACACTTCATTGAGAACCTCATACCGAATGAACAAGCTGTCTACACAGTCCGTATTCCAGGAGCAGGTGCACATATGCTTGCGATCACAGAAAACAGTGATGAAGTGAAACTTTTAAATCTGCGTGATGCGAGCCGGAACGAGGTATATAGCAAAGAGGATATTGAAAAAGCATTTGGGAAGATCAGCCATGCAGCAGGAACATGGAGAGAATCCTGGGAAAAGGAATATGGTGAAAAATTACCGGAAGAAAAGCAAGTTGCACCGGTACAACCGAAATCCGCACCTAGAAAAGAGAGCAAAGTTATCTCAACGATCAAAAAGAAGGATGATGTGCAGCAGGCAGCAGAACCACCGAAAGAGCAGACACTTCATGATGTTAATCCGGAGATTCCAAAGCCAGATCCGAAGAATACAGAGGAAAATGTAACAGAATCCGTTATAAATGACAGCGAAACTAACAAAAATGTTGTAAATTTACCGGAAAACGTTTCAAAACCGGAAGAAAGCGTATCAGAACAGGGAGAAAACGTACAAGAGGAGCAGATACCAGGACAGGACGACATCATGAACCACCCGGAATATTTACCGGAAAAGAAAACAGAAAAGCAGATCATTGAGGATGCCAAGAGAACGGTTGAAGCTATCCGCTTAACTCTAAATGACTGGGAATATACGATACCACAGGGAATGCTGGCAACCATATTAGATCGTGTTGAATATTTAAAAGATACTTTACAGGAGCTGGTCAAAGGAGATGCCGATGAGGATGATGTTTAGGATCAGGCTTTTCTTATGGGTGGCATGGGTGAGAATACCAAAGCCGTGGAGAAAAAGAAAATACAATAAAATATTTGAGCAGATGCAGCAGGCGGTGAAGAAATGAAGAAAAGCAAAAAAAATAAGGTCAACTACAATTTTCCAAAAGAAACCTGCGAACTGATCGCAGAAAGGGATGGTAATGAGTGCCTGTTCTGTAAAATGCAGTACCACATGGACAAGTGCAGATCAGAAATGCTTTTAGGAATACCGGACATCATGCATTACATAAATAAAAGCCAGGGCGGACTAGGCATTGAGGAAAATGGTGTGCTTGGCTGCCGCTATCACCATGGATTGCTGGATAACGGCAACTTAGGACTACGGCCGGAAATGTTAGAGATTATGAAAGAGCACCTCATGCAGCAGTACCCGGACTGGTCAGAGGACAAGCTTGTCTATAAAAAATGGGATTTTCAAACTTTTGGATAATATATCACAGTAACTGTCGACAGAGGATTTCCGGAAGCGTAGCTGGGGCTTCCGGAAGAAAGGAGAATTATGAAACAGCCAAGTAAACCGACAAGAGCACAGAAAGTGATCATTTCTGCACACAAACTAAGACCGGAGAACTGGATGGTCGTATACGAGAGCAAGGACACATTGGAGGTCATCAGTAAAAAGACATCCATGCGTAAAGTCTTACAGAAATGAGGGGTTTTGATGCAAAAGAAATGTAAATATTGTGGGAAAGAATTTGACGCTACGAAATCAAAGCGTCTGTATTGCAGTGATAAGTGTAAAAAGAGTAGATGGAGAGAAAAGGATAAAAAGCGGAAATATGGTGTGCATATGGAAAATCCGAATGCAGCAGTCGTTGATATGGCGGTAAAGGCAAGGGAAGCCGGTATGACATACGGACAGTATGTAGCGAAGATGGGAGGCACGGATCATGCGGAAAAACACAAAAAAATATAAAAGAGAGCTTGCAGCAGCAAAAGCAGATATTAAGAGACTACTCAGCGAGGAGCATGTGCCGTGTGAGTTTTGCAGATATGAGGCACGAATGGATGTACCGTGTACGCAGGGCGATAAAGAATGGTGCAGACAGAATGCAGTCTGGAAAGGAGTGTCAAATGGACGAGAAGGACGCAATTAGTATTTTAAATATGATTGAAGCACATGGGGCTTTACCAGTAAAAGCAAAGGAGATGGCAATCAATGTGCTTGAAGAGGTGCAGCAGTACCGGGCGATTGGTACGCCGAAAAAAATAAAAGATTTATTAGAAAAAGCAGCAGAGGAAATTGAAAACCTGTATGGTAGAGAAACACAATTATCCGAAGAAATCAGAAAATCTTTGGACAGTTAAATTAGAATTTAGGAGACAAAAAACGTGAATGAAATTATAGAAAAATTAAACGAATTAGAAGTTGCAGATGTTGATTTTGATAGTGACGAGATAGTTTATGTGCTCGTAGAAGATAATGAAGATAATAGAAAGCGTCTAATTGAACTTGGAGCAACAGAAGCAGAAATTACAAGCATGATTGTAGATGGTGGTGCGTTAGATATTACGATTTTTGCTTTTGAAAAATGCGGAGCTGACTGGTACAAGCAGGACGAAGGTTTTGGTAAAAACTAGATTTGCGGAGGTGCAAAGATGGCTTATGGCTATAAAAATTTATCAAAAGCGCAAGAAGATGCTATATGTGTTATGAAGGCGCATGGTAATACTTTGATAAAAATACACGGATTTTGGACATATGAAAATTGTGAATTTCACGAATACCATAACGGAAGCAGTTTAATGAAATTTCCAATTTATAATTGTCGAATAACAACATTAAGAGTGCTTGCACGAAAAAATGTGATTGCTCTTGATGAAGATAAAGGTATTTGTAAATTAAACTGAACTTTAAGAGTCAGCCGTTTGACTGTTCAAGATGACTTTAAACTTCCGAGACAGTACCACGATAATTAGCTTTCTATCGAAAAATGAAAGACGGTTTTGCTGTTTTTGCGATAAGAAAGCAGCATTTAAACTGAAAGAGAGGTAGTACATGAAAGAATTTCCAATTACGACGAAAAAGGGCAAAGAATATATTCCCTACGATATCATTAAACCGCATGAAGAACAAGCATTAAAAAATCACTGTGGTCAGACATTAGACATATTAGCAGCCAGAGGAGGTTTGTCTTGGTCGGAAGCCTATGCTGTTCTAACAGACAGCAAATTCCCTTATAGAGATCAGTATATTTCGGAAGAATTTTACGAGAAAAAGGTAAAAGAGATAGTATCAAATGCAAAGAGAGGTATAAACATGAGTAAATATTGTCATAGCAATGACGGAGAACTTTATTATGGGGAATTTGACACAGAACAGGATGCACTAGAAGATGCAAAAGAAAGCTATCCGGGTGAGAGTGAAATTTACATCGGAACATGTACAAAGCCGATATTTAGATGGGATAGTTGCGAGGGAGAAATTATTGATTCCATCAAAGAAAATCTGTCTGAAGATGTGGGGGAAGCAGCAGTGGATGAAATGATAGATAAAATCATTTGCAACTACGATTACATGGGTAACTACCTGATCCTCTTGTTGCACGATGCATACGACATATTAAAATATACGAGCGATAACGGAAAATTAGACGAATCAGAGGAAGTTTACGAATACATACAGTGCATCATCTGCCCGGTATCGCTTGAAAAGCCGGGACTGGAATACAACGAGGAGGAAAATGCGATCACACCGATCAACAGAGACTGGATCGTAGGAAATCCAAATGTAGCATTTATTTACCCGGCATTCATAGACAGGAGCGCAGATAGGGACAGAGTGATGTATTACACTAAAGATGCAACGTGTACGCATAAGGAGATCATGAAAGATATCTTAAACTGTAAAGTAGAATATACACACAGCGAGATCCTGAAAGAGTTGGAAAAAACGATACAGGGTGTGACAGAAGAAAGAGAGAAGACAGAGGAATATATGCAGAACATTGCAGCAGTCATTTTAGCACCGGGTTTCGTAAACAGCGAGAAAGATCCCGATATGGATCTGAACACATTAGACATGATATTAAAACGTGCAGACATACCGGAAGTATACAGAAAACTGATCGTGGAGAGACACAAAAAAGTCTGGGGAGAAGATTATAAAAAAATCTCGTTATACCAGGATACAAAGCGGCTTGAGAAGTTCTATGCGAGAACCAGAAGAAATAAAACAAAGAGCCTTATGGCGAGAGCGGCAACGGAATTATTAAGCTATGGACCATCGGAGACAGCGGATGAGATCAATAAGCACATTGAAAGCATGAGGTAGAAAACATATTAAAAATGATATTGGGGAAAAACGGAATATAAAGGTAAAAGAAAAATCTTGCTGATATAACAGGATGGGAATAGGAGGAATGTACTTGGATGAAAAAGAAGTATATGAGGTGTGTAACTCAGTAGATGGTTTCATTGCAGAAAGACTAGCAGAATCCATAATACATAAGGTTTCATACGATATGTTGGAGGCTCACTATGGAATATTGCCGATTAGTCGTACTGGCTTTTACAGAAGGCGCAGAACGGTACAAAAAATATTGCACAAAAGAATGATAAGAGCTGAGAGTAAAAAGTAATTGTATAAGTTTAAATTTCAAAAGTGCAGCAATTGCACCGGTGCAACCAGTTGAATTGCAAAAAATATAAGATGTGTAACAGAGTCAAATACACGCAGAGAAAACGTGTATTTGACTCTGTTTATTTATTTTTGAAGGCGGCAGCAGGATTTGTTATTTGATAAAGCAAAGATAGTTTGGCACAAATGAGATAAATCCGTGATTTATAATCATGCTATCAGAAAAATATTCAGAGTTTTCAATTAAATTATTGTTCTGGGAAGGAAGTGATTAGTTGGCAGCAAGAAAAAATCCACTAGCTGATAGAGCGTATGAACTGTATAAAGGTGGCATGAAGCTGGTAGATATTGCTGACCAGATAGGATGTTCCCCGGCAACAATCCGTACATGGAAAAATAGATATAAATGGGATAATGGCGGAAGCGAAACGTTTCAAAAAAAGAGTGAAACGAAACGCAACGTTTCAAAGAAGAAAATTAGAGATGAGACAACTTTAGATGATGGTACAAAAGAGACATTACAAAATGATGATCTAACGCCAGAACAGCAGATATTTTGTATATATTACAGTAGGACTTTCAATGCGGCGCAGAGCTATCAGAAAGCATATGGATGTAGTTATGAATCGGCGATTGCAAACGGTTCACGACTGCTAACAAATGATAAGGTTCGAGCAGAAATCGAACGCTTAAAAGAAATCAAGCGTCAGCAGATAGTAGCCGGTGCAGATGATATTGTGGAATTGCAGATGCGTATTGCTTTTGCAGATATTGGAAATTATGTCTCGTTCGGGCAGAAAGAAGTAACTGATATAGAGACAGACGAAACATATATGGTTAGTGTGGTTGATCTGAAAGAATCTAAAAACACGGATACACAGCTCATCCAAGAAGTTAAGCGTGGAAAAGATGGAGTTTCGGTGAAACTGGCAGATAAGCAAAAGGCTATTGACTGGCTGTCGAAGTATTTCCTCGTACATCCAGATGATAAATATAAGGCAGAATTTGATAAAAAGCGTGCCGAAGTCAGCGACGATTCTGGAGCACAGATTTTACAGAATATGCAGACGATAGCGGACATCTTGCAACACCCGGTAGCAAACCGAAGTATATCTGATCTGGAAGAAGGTGATGCGGATGAATAAACCGGCACCATTAAGCCAGAGACAGTATGAGTATATGCAGCGATGCATGATTAGCTGGTTCAATGTGGCGGAAGGTGGAAAGCGAGGCGGTAAGAACGTGCTTGCAACGATGATCTTCTGTTCCCTGCTTGAAACGCACAAAAACAAGATACATCTGGTAGCAGGCGTATCGAATGCGACAGCAAAGCTTAATATCCTGGACTGTGACGGATATGGATTGCTCAATTACTTTGAGGGCAGACACCGCGAGGGAAAGTATAAGGATCGTGACTGCGTTTATGTTCAGACCAAGACCGGGGAAAAGATTGTGCTTATATCCGGTGGAGGTAAAGACGGGGATGAGAAGTTGATAAAGGGTAATACCTACGGCATGGCATATGTGACAGAAGCGAACGAATGCCACCCGAAGTTTTTGAAAGAGGTCTTTGACCGAACGATGTCAAGTTCCGACCGTAAGATATTTCATGATCTGAACCCGAAAGAGGAAGAGCATTGGTATTACACAGAGATACTTAAATTCCACGAGGAACAGCAGGAGAAAAATCCAGATTACGGATATAACTACGGACATTTTACTCTGGTGGACAATATGAGCATGACGAATGAGCAGATCAGAAAAGTTCTTAGCACCTATCAGAAAGGCACTGTGTGGTATAGACGTGACATTAAAGGCGAACGAGCAGTTGCAGAAGGAATCATTTTCCGGAAGTTTGCAGAGAACAATGAACCATATCTGTATGATGAGGATACAGATCCACTGTTTGAACGTGATATAAAGGGCAAACTGTTACACCGTCCATCGAAAATTACGATGGGGATTGACTTCGGTGGAAACGGATCTATGACAACATTTGTGCTGAAGCTTTACTTCCACGGATATCATGATCTGAGGACGGCAGAGGAAGCAAACTTGGAACTGTCACCAGACATTGATGCGGAAGCGATATGCAGTAAGTTTATAGAGTTTTTCAAATGCTGCCAGGAAAAGTACGGATTTATTGACTGGGTATTTCCAGACAGCGCAAGCACAACGATGATAAACAGCTTGCGAAGCGCCGCAAGAAAAGCAGGACTGCCATACCGGAATATTAAAGGTTGCCGTAAAAATGAAGTGTCAGACAGACCACGGACGTATGACATGCTGATGAATACCGGAAGGTGGAAGATAAACCGGAATTGCACAAAGCTGCGAAGTGCGATTGGAAAGCTGAAATGGGATCCGGACCACCCGGACAGACCAGAGGATAAGAATATTGGAAACTGTAATGACTGGTGGGATGCGGAGAACTATACAATTTTGGATTTTATTGAATATGTTGATCTGGACAGATAGGAGGATGTTGTAAGGAAAGAATGTGTAAATGCTTATTTAAACACGCTTGGATATAGCGTTAACAGTAATGCGCTTGGAATAATTGACAAGTGTTACAATTGGTATTCCAATCGGCTGATTGATGATTTCCATAAGAGGATTAATCTTAACAAAAAAGAAATTGAGTTATCAAGAATGAATTTTGCAAAAAGATGTTGTGCGGACGATGCGAATTTATGTGAAATCATATCTGTATCGCCTGAAAAAGAAGAAACAGCCCAACAGTTTATAAATGAGTTTTTGGAAAACAACAATTTCAATGTACGTTATCGCGAACAGTTGGAGAAAACGTCTGCTACTGGAACAGTGGGAGCTTATATTTATCTTCAAAATGCTGAGTATATAAAAGGCAATAATGATATTGTGGAAATTAGAGGTGGAGAGATACGGATTAATTACTGCGATGCAGATTGTATCATTCCATTGACGGTTGAAAATAAACTTGTGACAGAATGTGCTTTTTCTGCGACAAACATCGTTAAGGGGGAAGAGCGAACAACACTTGCTATTTTCACAAAAAACAGAGTTGGAACAAAGTTCTTATATAAAGCAGATACGATTGTTTTTGATGAATTTGGCAGAAGATTAGATTCAGAATCATCCAGTCTACAACTCGGCGATGTTAAACCATTTTCAGTGATGATGAATGCAGAAGTAAATAATATCGAGAACATGGAAGGCTATGGACTGCCAAAGATTTATAATTCGATTCCGTTATTCAAAGCAGTAGATCTGTGCTATAACATCCTTTATGGAGATCTGGATAAAGGGCAAAAGCTTGTTTTCCTCAATGAGTTGCTTGCGTGCATTCAGAAAGATGAAGATGGAAAACCGTATCTGACAGCACAACAGAAAGAGCTTTTTATTCTGCTTGGTGATTCTAGTGGAAAGCTGCCAGAAGAAAAGACACTTGTGCAAGAGTATAATCCAGAGATTAGAGTGGATCAGATTACAAAAGCGTTTGAGCTGGTTCTGTCGTTACTGTCTATGGAGTTTGGGTATGGCAGTAAGAAATATACTTTTGAAAATGGTCAGATTAAGACGGCCACAGAGTATATCGGAACAAAACAGGATGCCATGCAGGAGCTGAATAAGCAGCGAAAACAGGCAACCGATTATATTGAGGATATCATTCATGCGGCAATGTGGTTTTCAAATCAGTTTTCCGGGACTAATTATAATCTAAAAGAAGTATTGTCTATCGAATTTGATGATTCATATGTAGAGGATAAGCAGGCGAAACTCGAAGCAATGAGAGCGGATGCATTATCGTTCCCGGAAGTGCCAATTTTAAAAGTGTGGTATCTGATGGAAAAATATAATATTCCAGAGGATGAAGCTAAGAAATATATGCAATATACGAACGAACCAATTGACGATGTTGATGATTAGGGGGGGATTTAAAGGGCATTATCAGAACAGCAGATAGATGTTTTATCGGATAAATACATAATTGGACTTTACCAAGATTTAGAGGATGAGGTCATAGCTGATATTGCCCGGAGAGTGCAGAAAACTGGACGATATACTGAAACAGCGGAACTTATGGCAAAATCAATGGTAGAAAATGGATTTTCTGCGGATAAAATCCGTGTAGAAGTCATGAAAATGCTTCGTGCTGATAAAGATTTTCAGATGGCGGTTGCAGAAAACACTATGGCATATAAGCGAGAGGTGCAGCAGATTATTAATAATACCATAGAATCTGCAAAGGAAGCAGGAAAAACTTTGATAGCAGAAGCCGGTGATATGGCATGGAATAATGATCTTTCTATGTGGGAACAACAGGGGGAAGATCTGACAAAGCCGAACAGCTTAAGTAAATTTATAAAGGCATCTTCTTTGCAGACATCCGGAGCACTTAGGAATCTGACAAAAACGATGGGATTTAAGAATACAGCACTTGGCACAACTGGCGTAATGGATATGTATCAGCGAGAGATGGATCTCGCACTGATTAAGGTATCTACCGGAGCATTTTCTTTTGACCAGGCAGTCAAGGATTGTGTACATCGTTTGGCACAGAGCGGATTGAGAAGTATTGACTATGAAAGTGGAAGATCGTACCAACTTGACGTTGCTGCCAGAATGGCTGTCAGAACTGGAATGTCACAGCTATCTGGAAAAATTACGGAGGAAAATCTGAAAAACTCCAACCATGACCTTGTAATCACAACTCAGCACATGGGTAGCAGACCGGATCATGCGGTATGGCAGAATAAAGTGTTTTCTTATTCTGGAAAAAGCAAGAAATATCCGGATTTTGTCAAAGAAACAGGGTATGGAACTGTCACAGGATTAAAGGGAGCAAACTGTACGCATGATTTTTATCCATATTGGGAAGGTGCATCTATAATCCCAGAGGATATAAAAGAACCTGATCCAAGGATAATCGGCGGAAAGACCTATACTTATTATGAATCCACGCAGAAACAGCGTCAGATGGAGCGGCAGATCAGAGCGACTAAGAGAGAAATTGAAGCAATAAAAAGTATTGGTGGCGATGCACAGGATTTGCAGAATAAATTGCGTGGACAGATGGCAGATTATAAGAGCTTTTCGAAAGCTGCCGGATTGAAAGAACGGGATAATCGACTTAGAGTAGAGAGTGGAAGCAGTGCTCTGAGATCTACACATGCATATCAAAAATTTATTGAAGTGAATAATGATGACTCAGATATTGGAAGAAGAATAAAGAGTTTATTTATAAAAGATAAGACAGACGTTATTAAAAGTTTTAGAAGTGGAATTAGTAATGTGAAAAATAATGATGTTAAAATACTTCTGAAACAGGCAGATGAAAGAGTTCAGTATATAAAAAATGCAGGAAAGCAAAAATCTTATTTTAATAAAAATGACGGGAATATTTATTATGGTACTTATACAGCACCTGGAACTATTGCACACGAGCTATTTCACGAGATAGACTATATTTATGGACTAACAGATAATGGTTTCTTGAGTAGTTCAATAGAAAAAGATTATAGAAGATTAACGAATATAGCTATTGGATATGGAAAAAGTGTTGAGGAATTGTTATATTATAAATATCCTGATGCATTTTATATAAATGAAAGAGGGAAAAAGGTATTTTATGAAAAATATCGAGGAATATCAGATATTGTAAATGGTGCGAGTGACGGTAAAGTATTTTTGGGATATGGACATTTAAGACCGGGTTATTGGGAACGAGAAAATGTGCTACAAAAAGAAACATTTGCTCAGTTTGGTAGAATATTATATGATCAAGATGATGATGTGTTGAAAATGACAGAGGAAATATTTGAAAATACCAGTAGAGAAGTATTAGAGAGAATAAAAGGAATGATAAAATAATGTATTATGGAATATCATCACACAAATTGTTAGAACTTAGAGATGAATATGAAAAATTATTCGGATATGATCCAAATGGGGATATGGAGTATGAATTTGGAGATTATGGTGAGTATGTGCAGTTATTAAACAAGTGTATTAATCAAAAAAAAGATTTATATGAAATTCTGGAAGAATAGCATTAATTGCAATATAACAAATAATTTGCATTGATAATATGCAAAAAGTGTTATATAATATCTCTAGGGGTGATATATTGAATCCTAGTAGATTTATCTGGTATCCTTGTCCAAAGTGTGGAAGCCACCTTTTGGCAATCAATAAAGATACCGAGGTTAAAAATTTGCCGTGCAAATGCAAGCACTGCAAACGAGAAAGTTTAATAACGATAGTGCCGATGATTAGAGCCGATTAGTCAAGTCTTAAATTAGGACTTGATTGATTGGCTCTTTTTAATGCCGCGGATTGATGTAATGGCAGCATACTGGTTTCCTTAGCCAGTAGTAGTGGTTCAAATCCACTGTCCGCAATTACCCATATCGCAGAAAGTGCGATTAATTAAATCATTTTAGGAGGATATTATGAAAAACATTTTTGAAATCATGAAAGAGTTCGGTCTCGAAGTAGAGGAAGATAAGAAAAAAGACTTTGAGAAAGCTGTGCTCGAAAATTACAAGACTTCTGCTGATTATGATGTGCAGGCAGAAAAGCTGAAAACAGCAGAGGGTAAGGTGACGACCTTAACAGAAAGCCTGGACAAATTTAAGGATGTAAATGTGGACGATTTAAACGCTACAATTGAAACCTTGAAAACTGATCTTGCCAATAAGGACAAGGAACTGAAAGATAAAATCGCAGATCGTGATTTCAACGATCTTTTGAAAGAAAGTATTACTTCTGCACATGGTAAAAATGCCAAGGCAATCACAGCTCTTCTTGATGTGGATACTTTGAAAGCATCAAAGAATCAGAAAGAGGATATTACTGCAGCTTTAAAAGGTTTATCGGAAGCGGAAGATAGCAAGATGTTATTTGGAACTGCTGATCCGGAAGTTGTCGGTTATGGCAATCCAATTGGATCAGTAACAAAAACAAGCAACCAGACAGGCGCAACGGATGTAATGCGCTCAATCATGGGATTGCCACCAGTAGGAAAATAGGAGGATGGATAATTTATGGCAAATGCAATTGAATTATTTAAACAGTACATTGCGATGCTTGATGAGATCTACAAGTTAGAAGCAAAGACCAATGTGCTTGACGGAGCAAATGAATTAGTCAGACAGGGAGCAAATGCAAATGAGCTTGTTATCCCGATGATCGACATGGACGGACTTGCAAATTACAGCAGAAGTTCCGGCTACGTGAACGGTAGCGTTGATTTTAAGTTTGAAACTGTGAAGTGCAATTTCGACCGTGGTCGTATGTTCAGCGTTGATGCAATGGATGATATCGAAACTATGGGTATGGTTTTCGGTAAACTCTCCAGCGAGTTTGTCAGAACAAAAGTTATTCCTGAACTTGATGCATTCAGAATCTCAAAGTATGCGTCTTTAACTGATATCAGCACTGTAGAAGCTGCTGATCTTGCAACAGGTGCGGATGTTGTAAAGGCGTTAAGAGCTGCAACAACTAAGATGAATAATGATGAAGTGCCAGAGGCAAATCGTGTGTTGTTTATTGAAACCGGATTAAAAGGGCTTGTGGATGATCTGGATACTACAAAGTCCAAAGAGGTACTTAAGAAGTTCAGCCAGATCGTAGAGATGCCACAGAACAGATTTTACACAGGCATTAAACAGCTTAGTGGTGGATCTAGTGAGGAAAAAGGTGGCTACACCAGGGCGACCGGTGCTAATAACATCAACTTTATGGTTGTCGAAAAGAGTGCTGCTATTCAGTTTGCAAAGAGAGTAAACAGTAAGATTATTTCGCCGGAGCAGAATCAGGATGCGGACGCATACAAATATGGTTATCGTCAGGTTGCCATTGCGGATGCTTACAAGAATAAGCGTGCAGGTATTTATCTGCATAAATCTACGGTTACAGCCTAAGAAAAAGGAGGGAGTTATAAATGTCGCAGTTTGTTGATTGGGAGTATTACAGCTCCCTTCATTCTAAAGTAAAGGAAAATGATTTTTTACATACAGAACAGCTTGCAGAAAAAGAAGTACAGCGTGTGATTGGCTGGATCCGGTGGGCGAATATAACAACGGAAACGTTTGAATACGAGCAATTAAAGGATTGTATTTGTAATGTCATGGATAAAATGTCAACGGATGCACAATCTGGCAAGGGTAAAGGACTTTCATCGGTCAGTAATGATGGGTACTCTGAAAGTTATGTTGTCCAGACAGAGGAACAGCTTAGAAGTGAATTGCAGAGCTCGATTAGATCATGGTTAAGCGGTACGGGATTGGTAGGTGCATATTAATGGCATTATTTACGGATACAGTGACGATTTACAACAAAATTTCTGATTCTGAGTGGAAACGAACCGTTGTAAAAGGTGTACAGTGGTCTGATAAAACTGAAAAGAAAAATGAAAATGGGAAAATCAGCATTGCACGATATGCGTCTGTGACGTTTCCAGTTGGAACTTACAATGGTTTATCACTTAATTCTTATAATGAAGAGGATTGCCTTGTATATGGAGAAGTTGAGGACGTTGTAGAGGATGTCAAAGGGCAAAGGATTTCTGATTTGATGAAGAGATATCCAAAATCAGGAATGATACAGTCAGTAAACGATAATTCCAATCGAGATTTTTGTAAAAACATTAAGGTGGTGGTGGCGTAATGCCTAATATGTTTCAATTTATCTGTGATATTCCTGCGGTGATAAAAAAACGAGGACTTGAAGATAATGGAAAAGTTCAACAGTTTATTGATTCAGAATGTCTTCGGCTATGCGAACCCAAAGTACCAAAGAGGGAGAATATTCTGATTGAATCCGGTCATTTAAATACTGTAATTGGAAGTGGACAGATAAAGTACCGCACACCTTATGCAAGGCGATGGTATTATATGCCAGCGAAATTCCATGAAGCACCAGAGCGCGGAAACTATTGGTTCGAACGCATGAAGCAGCAGTATAAAGAAAAAATTCTTTCTGGTGCAAAGAAAATTGCAAGTGGAGGTTGATATGACTATTTCACAATATATTGTAAAAATGCTTAGCAATTATGATGGTTTATCAATTGATATGAACCATGTAGCAGATGGCTCCGATCAGTATGGTCTTTTTAAATCACCATCAAGAGACTTAAAGGAAATGACAGACGGAAGTTGCGAGATTACAGAATATTATAATTTTATCGCACGCCAGTCAACCGGATCAAGATCAGAGAGGAAAGAATCTGATGAATGGTTAGAAGATTTGACATATTGGGCAGATGATTTCGCTTACACATATGCATTTCCAGCACTTGATAAAAATAGAACGGTGACTGGATTTTCCATTACCGGGAATCCATATCCGATGGAAGCAAGCGACAAAGATACATTATATCAGATGTCATTGTCCATCACTTATTTACGAGAAAGAGAGGTATCATAAGGTCAGGATTAACAAGATTAAAAAAACATAGAACTATTCCATTTTTGAACACCGCCGAGACATCGGCATTAACACCTTCGTGGGCGAGAATTGGAAAATCCACAGTATTTGACTTGGTTTTGAACGCACAGACCGAGGATAACGATTTTATTGAGGATGAAATCCCAACAACAGATATTAAATACTACAAACCATCACTTGCGCAGGAGTTACAGGCAAACAAGGGAGATGCGGCATTTGATTATCTGTATGATATGTTTTTCAATTTGCCTACAGGCGAAGATGTAAAGAAAGATCTACTGATTGTATTTGATGGAAATATTGGATCAGAGGGAACGCCTAAATTTAAGGCATGGAAAACAAAAGCAACTTTAACACTGGATCATTTTGATTCCGTTGCAGAGAAGATTTATTTTAGTTTTTCAATTAACCACATTGATCGAGGTACTGTTACGGTTAGTGATGGAGTACCTACATATACCGCAGATAGTGCGACTTAGGAGGATTTATGGATTACACAGTAATTATTAACAACAGAAGTTATGATTTACCGAAAAAGACAGTTTCAGTTATGAATAAGCTGGATGATGTTTTGAAGGTGGACAATCTTAATATTAAGGCAAGACAGAAATTTGAAAAATTACATGAATTTGTAAAAGATATTCTTGGTGAGGCGAATGCAAAAGAAATTTTAGGATCGGACAATCTGGATGAAATCGATCTGTCAGATTTATCCATCGGAGTGCTGAAAATCAATGATGCTTATAATAAACCTTTAAACGATTATAAGATGGAGAAAATGAGAGCAACGTTGAACTCGGCGCAGATTGATAAAATTAATAATCTGGTAAACAGCGCAACAGCAATGGCTAATCTTCCGGGTGCAGCCAATGCTTGATCTAACAAGAAAATCACTACCAAACACCGTCAGAGTGGGCGGTAGTGATTTTTCTATATATACAGATTATCGTGTCTGGATGCGATTTGAAATCGAAGTTACAAAGCTTAAGCGTGGAGAAAATATCGATGTTTCGTATTTATTTAAAAATGAAATGCCGGCACATTGTAATTTGAATGAATTATTTATTTTTTCAAGACCGGAAACACCATTACCAAGAGATATTTATCATCGAAACATAATCACATTGGATTATGAGCTTGATAGTGATCTCATATACAGTGCAGTTTTAGGACAATACGGCATTGATTTATTTGAAGTGGACGAATTACACTGGCATAAGTTTTTGGCTTTGATGCGAGGACTTAACGACAGCACGAGACTTCGTGAAGTCATGGGGTATCGCTGTTATGAGAAGAATCAGGATAAAGATAGAGATATATATTCTGAAATGCGTAGAGCATGGGAAATTGATAGGAAAACAGAAACTGAGTTGGAAGAAGATGAAAAATTCAGCAATCTTTTCAACTAGGAATGCGAGGTGAACCAGTGAAGGTCTGATGGATCTTTAGTTTTTGATACAAAATTATTAACAGATGGATTTAAAAAGGGCGTCAGTGCACTGGGGGGCATAACAGTCAATGGCATGAAAACAATTACTGCCGGAATAACTGCCGGAGTTACGGCGGCAGCCGGAGGGATTGCTGCAATCGGAACGGCAGCGGTAAGTGCCTATGCAGATTATGAACAGCTTGTAGGCGGTGTCGAGACTTTATTTGGAGCTGGCGGCCAGAGCGTATGGGATTATGCCGATAGCGTTGGAAAAAGTGTAAATGAAGTGCGAGAAGAATATGGAAAACTTATGATCGCACAAAACGAGGTCATGGATAACGCTTCCAAGGCATATAAAACAGCCGGTCTGTCTGCTAATGAGTACATGGAAACAGTTTCCGGGTTTGCCGCATCTTTAAAACAGAGTACATCTAGTGAACTAGAAGCGGCTCAAATTGCAGATCAAGCCGTTATTGATATGGCAGATAATGCAAATAAGATGGGAACGTCAATGGAATCCATCCAGAATGCTTATCAAGGATTTGCAAAACAGAATTACACGATGCTGGACAACTTGAAGCTGGGATACGGTGGTACGAAGTCAGAGATGGAACGACTTCTTGCAGATGCAACAGCCTTATCAGGCGTTGAGTATGATCTGGACAGCTTGAGTGATGTATATTCAGCAATCCATGTGATTCAGGATGAATTAGGTATCACAGGTACGACTGCGAAAGAAGCAAGCACGACAATTCAAGGTAGTGTCGGAGCCATGAAAGCATCATGGCAGAATTTGCTTATCGGTGTTGCTGATGACAATCAGAATTTCGACCAACTTGTAGAAGATTTTGTTAATTCTGTTGGAACTGTAGCAGAAAATATATTACCACGAGTAGAAATCGCTCTGGATGGTGTCGGAAATCTGGTTGAGGAATTAGTTCCGATTATTATTGATCGAATCCCAGAATTGGCGAATGATGTTCTGCCAGATTTAATACAGTCTGGTGTAAACATGATTTCATCTATTGTAACTGGCTTGAACGAAAATTTACCGGAACTTTTGAGTGGTGGGGCAGAAATTCTTAATACGCTTTCAGAGGGAATTTTATCACTGCTTCCAATGCTTGGAGAGGCTGCTTATAACATAATCACAACATTAATATCAGGAATCACCGATAATGCGGATTCTGTATTCAGTAGTGGTAGTGAGATATTGCTTAATCTTGTGAATGGTATAGCAGAAAAACTGCCAGATTTATTATCTTCTGGGGTTGATGCTGTGATATCATTAGCAATGGCAATAACAGAACCTGGTACACTGACAAATATAATCACGGCTGGTATTAATTTGCTGGTTTCGTTGGTGGATGGAATTTTAAATGCACTTCCAAAATTGTTAGAGGCTGCACCAATTATCATTGCACGGTTGGTATCGGCATTAATTTCAAATGCACCGCAGTTATTAAAGGCTGCTGTTCATATCCTTGTAAAATTGGCGGAATTTATGATTTCAAACACAGCAAAATTGTTGGCAGCCGTACCGAAATTGTTTACTAGCCTTGTAAACAATTTTAAAGAGATGGATTGGGGAAGTATCGGTAAGAATATTATTGATGGAATTTGGAGCGGAATACAAGCGGGCTGGGATTGGTTGACCGGAAATGTAAAAAATCTTGCGACAAATCTGTTTAATGCTGCAAAAGATGCCCTTGGAATCCATTCACCATCGCGTAAGTTTAAATATCTGGGTGAGATGTGTGTTGCTGGTTTTGATGATGGTATACAGGATCTTATGAGCACAGACGGTATTACAAAGAACATTAATGCTAGCATTTCAACGGTAAGTGCTGGAATATCTGGTAATGGTACTAGTACTGGATTAGGAAGCTTCAATCAGACAATTAATGTTAATCAGCAGATTTCAACACCAGACGAACTTGCAAGAGCAGTAAGAGTTGAAAGTAAACAGGGATTAATGAGGGGCGCGTATGGATACTAAAGTGTGTATTCGCTTCGTGAGAAGTGATGAGAGAGAATTTTTAATAGATGGAACAGATTGGAAAATTCCATCAAAAGGTTTAGATGGATTTGGTTCATATGAAAACGACATCACCACGGTAGATAATGCCGTGGGAGATGGCGGGATCATTGTCTCTGACAGAATTGCTCCGAAAGATAGGACTGTGACTGCTATTTCACGAAATCCATATCTGAATGATGTTTTGAGGAAGAGTGCAATATCATTTTTTAACCCGAAATTCGATTACAAAATGTATATAACGTACATGGGCATCACTAGATGGGTGAAAGGTAAAATTTATAAATTTAGCATTCCGGCTCAAAATGTAAACCGGGTGATGGAAATGAACATTACATTGTTAAGTCCAAACCCATTTTTTAAAAGTTATGATAATTTTGGCAAAAACATTGCTTCTGTTGTCGGAATGTGTGGATTTCCATATTTGTGCAGTATAACAAGTGGCACGCCAAAGGGAATCACTGGTGGCAAATTCAATTTTGCTAAAAAAGTGTTGCTCGACAATGATGGAGATGTAGATACCTATTGCAAAGCAGTAATATCAGCAAACGGAGATGTCGTGAATCCTAAAATCATTATTAATGATAATTATGTCAGGGTTCTGGATAATATGAAAGCAAATGATGTTATTATTATTGATTTCACACAGAATCCACCAACGGTAAAAAAGAATGGTGTTAATTTTATAGGACACTGCGATAGAACATCTGCATTTGATGATATGCAGCTTCCAGTTGGTAGTTCGGAAGTTTCTTTTGATGCAGACACTGGAAGCAATCTTATGAATGTTTCGATTTATTATAATAAACTTTATGGGGCAATTTAGGAGAAATCATGAAAGGATTTAATACGATCGCACTAGATAAAAATTATCAGATAGTGTCATTAATACGGTCAACAAATTTACAATGGAGCAGGAAATTCCACGAAGCTGGAACGTTCTCCATACAGATTCCGATAGAGCAGTATAATTCGTCAATGAGGTATATTTACACAAAAGATAGACCGGAACTTGGAAAGATAACACAAATAAATTACGTCCGGCAACAGCAGTATAAATATATTCAGTTGAGCGGGTATTTCATGGAAAAAACATTAGACAGACATGTTATATTTCAGAACGGTGCATCAAATGTGACAAATGCCCCTTCATGGTCATTCCAGAGTGGAAAAGCAGAGGATGTGGCATATGCTTTTTTCAATGCCTTTAAAACGTTAACTACAGCAAGTGCAAGTTCTGATCTAAATATTATTTCCGGAATATCGCTTGGAAGAGGAAAAGATTCTGTGCATTATCGTAACGGAGAACTGCTCGGATGGAAAATCTATGACATCTTAAAACCATCCGGTATGTCTTATAGAGTACTTTATGATTTCGTGGAAAGTAATAAGAAATTTGAAGTATGGAGTGGATCTGACCGGACGGAAAATAATGCAGATGGAAATAATCCAATTATTTTTTCGACAAAATACGGAAATATAAAGAACCCAAATATTTTGATTGATGATACAGAATATAAAAATGCTTGCCTGAATACGAATGAGCAAACAGATAATGATGTCACTACGTATGTTTCGAGAGCTACTTTTAACGCTGCGTCTGGCGATGATGAGTATTGGTTTTTATCAAATAGTTCTACATTAAATAGAAATGAGTATACAAGCAGCGATTTGGCTGTTGCTATGGATAATGAAGCACTAAATGCATTAACTGGATATCCCAAAATTATTAATGTTGAATTTGACGCAATGGAGAGTAGTTACGAATATGGAACAGATTTTGATTTGGGAGATTTATGCAGCATAGAAATTCCGGAAATGGATTTGTCTGCACAAGCCAGATTAATTGGCTGCTATGAAGTCATGAAGTCCGGGCAGTGGAGCATGACAATGGAATTCGGCACACCAATAATTTTAAAAAGATAGAGGAGGACAAAAAATATGATAGGATTTCCTTTTGATTCACATGTCACATTTGAGAGTGATGGAACACCGGTGTATGATCGTGCGATTACGTCAGCACCACTCAGAAAACTGATAGCCAAATTATTAACGGATGGCATTTTACCAAACCCATCTACCAATCTGCAGGTCGAAGCAGGTAGTGGAATGAATGTTGTTGTTAATCCTGGTTTTGCAATTTGTGCAGGAGGGTTGAAACTGGAAGAAAATCAGCGGACGCTTGCAATTCAGGCAGCAGATTCTAATTATGATCGAATTGATACTGTAGTCTTAAGATGGAACGATAATGATTCGGAGAGAATCTGTGATTTATATATTGTAGAGGGCATACCTGCAGCAAGTCCTTTAAGACCAGAGCTTACAAGAACAGAATCTATTTGGGAATTAGGATTAGCAGATTTATTTGTAAATAAAAATTCTTCCGCTATTTCCAATCAGAGAATTACGGACACACGTTATGAAACTGCAAGATGCGGCATTATATCGGCAATCAGCGAATTTGATACAACAACATTATATCAGCAAGTACAAGCTGATCTTGCCGGATTTAAAGCATCGGAGCAGGCAGATTTTATAACATGGTTCAATGATATAAAAGGTCAGTTATCTGAGGATGCAGCCGGAAATTTACAAAAGCAGATCGGAACGTTGGAATCTTTAAAAACAGAAGTGAAAAATAATCTTGTCAATGCTTTGAATTGGGTTGTTGATAAAACGTCCGGTGTTATTGCGAAGCTTGGAAGTGCGGATATATCAAAAATCGGGGACGGTACCGTGACCGGAGCGATAGTCAATAATAAAGAAGCGATAGAGGATGTCTCCCAGAGTTTAACTCAGTTAAACGAAGGAATCTTTAAAGAACCTATCCAAATCAATTATATATATAATTACACATCTGAAGTTCAGAAAGTATTTGAGTATGAATGTGAAGAAACAGGTATTTATGTCATTAATATGAGCGGCAGTGACTTTTATACACATTGCTTTATTACAGATAAGCGATATGCAGCACAAATAGCGGCTATGTCCAACAATGGAGTAGCGACTAAAATCCAATGCACGAACCAGTATAAGATGTATAAAGGACACAAATATAATATTGAGTTATGGAATGCCACATTTCAGATGTATAAGTATTAAATTTACTGATAAATAATCATTATTTCGGCAATGATCCAGAGTTTAACTACAAAATTATCACTATCGTCATTTAAAGTCGTCACTCTTGGTGGAAATACTAATTTAAACGACCTTTCAGAATGTGGGATATATTCAGTAAGAGGCGGCTTAAATTCACCTAGTGGCGACTGGGTAATAATGATGGTTTTACCGATAAATAGAGATGTAGCTTTTATTAATCAAATTTGTTTTGCATTAGGTCATGCTAGACCATTTGCAATAGCATATGCTTTTGGCTCGTGGACTGATTGGGTGGAGTTATAATTTTTAGTTATCATTATAACAACGACTAAAATGTGTATTTATTTTATTCCATAAACCTGATATGTAGAATAGCTATATCCTTTATTATAAAAGCCGTGTAATGTTATATAAGTTGGTTTTATATTCATACTACATGTACCAATATAAGATTCTGATGAATATCGTATGAATCCAAGATTAATGCTGCCGATTAATTTTAAAAGATCGACATTTATTATCTTAGAATCATTTACGGCACAAATTAACAAGTATTTATAACCATCGCAATTAAATTTACAGTTTTTATTATCATCAATTAACAAATCGATTTTATTAACAGTTAAACTCTGGTTCGTGGTCTATAAAACTAAAATTATAATGCAATAGCTTGAAAATGTAAATTCACAAAATCGGTACATTTTCTTAAAATCACAGAATTATGATTTTAAATGAGTGCAGATGATTAAAATTGCTTTGATTTATATGAATTGTGGTGTATAATAATAGCAACAAAATAAAGCAGTGCCATAGCGCCGAATGATTAGTCTATCAGATTAATTGTCCGGCGCTTTTTACGTTGCAAAATGGCACAAATACAAGGCTTGGCGGATTTATAATGGTTTTATAAAGAAAGAGGGAGGTTGGTCATTTGGAATCGATTATATCTGCTTTAGTGGCAGGAGGACTGACTTTAATTGGAACAGTGCTTACAGTCAGTTCTGGGCAGAAAAAAACAGAGCAGAAGCTTCAGACCGCGCAGGCGGTCACAGACTGCAAAATTGACGAGTTAACGCGCGAGGTGCGCTTACATAATAATTTTGCGCAGCGCGTCCCGGTCATGGAAGAGCAAATCAAGGTAATTAATCACAGAATCGCAGATTTGGAAGGAGAAAAATAATATGTTGAAAAATTCGGTATTTAAACCATCAGTAAGCACACAGAAATGGGCGAAAGCCGCAGGAATCAGATCGATTAAGACGATGGCGCAGACAGCGGTAGCAGTAATCGGTACCGGGGCAGTGATTTCAGCAGTGGATTGGAAGATGGTAGTATCATCCGCAATTGTAGCCGGTATCGTATCATGGCTTACATCTTTGGCAGGAATTCCAGAAGTAGAGGAGGAGTAATTTTTATGGCAAATAGAAAAATTGGACAGGCAGGTCTTAATCTGATCAAGCAGTTCGAGGGCTGCCGCTTATCTGCTTATCAGTGTGCTGCCGGAGTATGGACCATAGGTTATGGACATACCGCCGGAGTAAAAAAAGGTATGACAATCACGCAGGAACAGGCAGATGCATATTTAAAGCAGGATATTAAGAAGTTTGAGGGATACGTTAATAATTCCGTGTATGTGCCAATCACCGCAAATCTCAACCAGAATCAGTTTGACGCTCTGGTGTCATTTGCGTTTAATTGTGGAGTTGGTAATCTTAAAAAGCTTTGTGCAGGCAGATCAACATCGCAGATTTCTACAGCGATGGCACAGTACTGTAAAGCAAACGGGAAAGTGCTTGCAGGACTTAAAAGACGTAGGTCGGCAGAGCAGGCTTTATTTAATAAAGCAGCGGCAGCAGCAAATACATCAAAATCAGAAAGCGAGGATTACAATATGACTACGATCAGAAAAGGTAGTAAAGGAAATGTGGTTAAGGTATGGCAGATCATCATTGGTGCGACAGCAGATGGCAATTTCGGCAGAGGTACGGAAGCATCGACCAAGACATGGCAGAGGAGCCACGGATTGACAGCAGATGGAATCGTTGGAAAGAACACATGGAAAGTAGGTCTTGAATCATTATAAAACCATAGCCGGTAGAGTTTATCTGCCGGCTGTTTTTAAAGTAAAAAGAAACATGTTCAATTTCGTGTTGCATTTCGTGTTGCATCGTGTTGCATTTTATATACTTCTATGGCAAATTTGCCACTTTATAAGCAAATAAAAAAATGCTCAAAACACAGTAAAATCAATGGTTACAGTAAAACCTAGGTTTGATAAGAATGCATTCATTATAGTTCGATTCTCTCATCCCCTGCTCTAAAAACACCGAATTTACGGTGTTTTTTTTGTACCATGTTGCATTTTATGTTGCATATTTTATAGCTATAAATAAGATGAATTACAAAAATGATAATAAAAAAAATTAGTATTTTTGCTGAAAATATACAACTTAACTGATAGAAATTGATTATAACGATACAAGATGATATAATCAAACAAAAAAAGCAGGAGAGATAAAATGAAAGGAAAAAATGCAAAAATTTTATTATTTTTGGTACCAAGCATTCTATTACTAACTGTATTTGTGTATTATCCAGTCATTTGCAACATAGGATATAGTTTTTTTAATATGAGTTCATTTTCTACCAGTAAACAGTTTATCGGTTTAGGTAACTATAAATCTATGTTAAATGATATTGTTATCAGGACAGCTATTAAAAATAATCTCATATATATGTTTTGGTCTCTTGTATTTCAAGTGGGTGTTGCTCTTTTAATTGCATTAGTTTTGGAAAGTGGAATTATAAAAAGAGGAAAGACTTTTTTCAGATCATTATTTTTTATACCATCCATTATTTCAATTACGGTCGTGGGAGCATTATTTACATTTATTTATCAGCCGGATATAGGATTACTGAATAGCTTTTTGAGAACATTAGGACTAGGATCATTAACACATGGCTGGCTTGGAAATTCAAAAACAGCATTGTATGCTATCATAGCAATGAGCCAATGGCAATATACAGGATATACAACAATGCTTTTAATAGTTGCAATTCAACGGATTTCCGGTTCAATATTAGAATCGGCAAAATTGGATGGATGTTCATTTTGGCAACAGGCCAGATATATTATTATTCCAAATATAAAAGATTCAATATCGATTGTGATAATCATAACGATTAACTGGGCGATGCAGGTATTTAATGAAATTCAGGTTATGACTGCAGGAGGACCTGGAAATTCGACACAGACATTAGGTAATTATATGTATACAGCTGCCTGGTCATATGATAAATTTGGGTATGCGTCTGCAATTGGTAATTTGATATTAGTAATAACAGTGATATTGTCTTATATTCAACTGAAAAAGAACTCTTTTGTAGATAATTAGAAAAAGAAGGAGATACAGTGATGAAGATAAAAAGAAAATTACAACAGATCATAGTATATACTGTATTAAGTCTTTTTTCGGTAGCAGTTCTCTATCCGCTCTTTTGGATAGGAATAAATTCATTAAAAACAAATAACGAATTTTACAAAAATACATTTTCTTTACCCGGAAGTTTAAAATGGAATAATTATGTTGCTGCCTGGAAAGAAGGAGTGGGAGCTTATTATCTGAATAGTATTTTGGTGACTGGCATTTCTGTGATTGCAATATTGTTAGTATCAACAATGACAGCGTATTTAATAACAAGATTTGAATTTAAATGTAAAAAAATCATAATTGCATTTTTAATCGGGGGAATGTTTGTATCTCCACAGACAGCCATTATACCATTATATAATTTATTACATGGAATGAGATTATATAATACCTATTTTTCCATGATCATACCAATAGTTGCATTCCGGTTATCTTTTTCATTTTTTATGTTATATCCTGCATTTAAGGAATTTCCAAAAGAATTAGAAGAAGCAGCTGAACTGGATGGTTGTGGAAAATTGCGGTTTTATTGGTCTGTACTTATACCGGTATGTAAACCGGCTGTAATTGCTGTTGCACTATTAAATTTAGTATATGCGTGGAATGAGTTCACATTTTCAATTAATTTTGTGAGTGATGAGTACTTTTATACGATACCAATCGGAATCATGTCATTCTCACAGGCATTATATACAAACTGGGTAGTTTTATTAGCAGGAATTGTATTGTCAATTATACCGGTTCTGATTGTTTTTATCGCATTTCAAAAATATTTTGTTACAGGACTGACAGCAGGAAGTGTAAAAGAATGAGGTGTGAAGAATGAAAAAAAAGATAATATATTTTTGTATCCTACTGGGAATGCTGACAATGATCTCTGGATGCAAAAAAAAAGAAAATGATGATGTTGTGACATTAAAATTTATGCACCGATGGACAATGGAACCAATGAAAAGTGCAACTGAAACAATGATAAAGAGATTTGAAGAGGAAAATCCAGATATTAAAATAGAGGTATTAACGGCTACCAATTCATCTTATAAGCAGAAGATAAAAACAGTAATAAATTCTGAAGATGCTCCGGATGTTTTTTGCACCTGGGGGGATGAGTATTTGAATAAATTTGTAAGAGAAGGTTTGGTACTTGATCTTACAGATTTTTTAAAGGAAAGCGGAACTATGAATTCGCTGGTGGAAAGTCAGATGACAGCTTTCCAATATGAAGAGAGATATTATGGAATACCTTTGAAGGTAGATGCAAAGCTATGGTTTTACAATAAAGATATTTATAAAAAACTGGGGTTACAGCCGCCGGAAACTTATTCGGAATTTATTGAGCAGCTTAAAACTATTCAGTCTGCCGGTATTACACCAATATATGATGGAAATTCTAATCCATACGCAGGTGCACATTATTTGACAACGCTGAACCAGAAATGTGTTCCGGAAGATATCTTAAAAAGCGATTATTCTTTACAAAGTGGTGAATTTACAGATCCGGGATATTTGCAGGCACTGCAGATATACAGTGATTTGCATCAGTATATGAACAAGGATGTGGCAGCATATGACTGGTCATTTGCCTATAGCGGGCTGATAAATGGAGATTGTGCACTCGTTTATGATCAATATGTGACGGTTGCAGATTCCATGGAAATGGATGAACAATTTACAAAAGAACATCTTGGCGTTTTCCCATTTCCTTATATTGAAGGGGCAAGGGGAAATCAGACTATTATTACAGGAACACCAGATGGTTATGCAGTAAGTAGCAGAACAAAACATCCAAAAGAGGTTTATCGTTTTCTTGAGTATATGTTATCAGAGGAAAATTGTAAAAATTATCTTGAAAGCAGTTATTGGGTAAATGCAAGAAAAGATATGTGCGATAATATACAGAATTATACAGATATTCAGCCATTGATTGATGGAATGAAATATATCAGGGAATCTACATCCACTACACCGTGGATAGATACAGAGTTAGACCCGAAAATAGCACAGACATATGTAAATGGTATACAACAGATTGATACAGGAGAGGTGACACCGGAGCAGTTAATAGGGCAGATTCAACAGGCAGCAAAAAGTGCAAAAGAGGAACGTAAATAGAATCGTAAAAAAAGCTTCCACTTAAAGTGGAGGCTCTTTTTACGTATTTTCATAATTAAAACGGTATCTGGAGGCAACAATATATTCTTTTCCGACATAAATGAGATGATTATGTGTATCATACAATTCTGTGTATAGAAGAAACAATGGATCTCCAACAGAAATATTTAACAATTGAGCCTGTTTTTGATCTGCTTTTAAGGCATCGATATAAGAATTGTGAGAACAGCCAATTTGTGTATTATGTGAAGCAAGCAATTTATATAGGGATCCATCAAGATCCTCTGTCAGAAGATAAGAATAAGAATTATAAGGAAAATAATTATTCTCAAGCATGACAGGTATATTGTCGGCAAGACGGACGCGTTGAAGAAATAAAATCGCTTCCTGATCTAAATCGGGATGGCCCACTCTGCCGGGTGAAGTCTTGGTAAGTACAGTTCTTTGTGTTACAAGAGCTGATGGAATCATTCCGTTTGCTTCACAGGAATTTGAAAAATTGATGTTATGTTCTATTTTGCGAAAGATTTTCTTGTTCTTTACGTATGTTCCTCGTCCTTGATTTTTCTCAAGATATCCCTCTTTACAAAGTTCTTCTACAGCACGGCGGATAGTAATGCGGCTGACATCGTATTCTGCTATCAGTTCGACTTCTGTTGGTATTTTAGCACCTGGAGAGTAGATTCCTCGTTGGATTTTAGATTTAATATCTTCTTTGATCTGCTCGAAAAGTGGAGAAGCATCATCCATGGTAATTGACATATAGTTCCTTCTTTCTAACGTTATTTATTTTAGAGTTTAACATGAAATTGTAATATATACAAGATGAATTTTAAATACATTATATCTAAAAATGTGCAGAAATTACAAAAATAAAAGAACGAAAAATGATTGGAAATATTGAAAATCACGATTATAAAAAAACAAGAAGAAAATGATTGAATATATCGTTATAT